GGTACTTCAAGAACTAAAGTATCTTGGTTTGTTTCTGTTTCAGTTTCAGTTTGAACTCTAGCTTGTGGCTTTTCATCAAAGTGTTCTTCTCTAATTGTATGAATAATTTTTCTATACATAATTTACCTACCAAATTTGTGTTGGTGAGAATACTTGATTTACTCCCGCCATAGTTCCAGTGTTAATTAAACTTTGATTAGCAATTTGACTTTGAAATGCATTTACACCAAAGTTATAATTAGAAAATCCGCCATATGCTCCTGCTTCAAATGGATAAGAATACGGATTTATATAGCTATAATAAGGAAATCTAAACATAAATCCTCCTTGAGAACCGGGCCCGTAGGCCCGGTGTTCTAGCTTAAATTAATAGTAGTATGGACATCCGCAATAATTATTAAATCCACCCCAATATGGATATCCGCCATAACCGCCAAACCCAAAGTAAGGATACATGTATGGGCGACCAAAACCATATAATGGCATTAACATTATAGCTCCTTATGCGCCGACGCGTGTTGGTGTTGAAGTTTGTGCTGTTCCATTCATTGTACCGGTATTAACAATACCTTGTGTATCAATTTGACTTTGGAAAGCATTTACAGCACTACTAACATTTGCTGCTTGATAGGCTGTATTAAGACCACCATAAGCTAAGCCTAAACCACCATAAGCAACACCACCAGCAGTTAATGCTGTATTAGTATTGATTAGTGCTGTATTTAGGTTTTGCGTATTTAGAGCATTAATTAAGCAACGAGTACGTTCGCCTTCTTCCATAATTAGACGTTGAGTCATCATTGCTGTTGCGCCAATTTGGCCATCAGTCTTTGCAGAAGAAATCATGGCTTGTAATGTGCCATTTTCTACTGCTTGTTTGAGGTCTGCAAATGCTGAAGTATCATGTAATGCAACTTGCATTGCACGATTATTGATATCATTAGTTTGCGCAACTTGAAGCTTATAATTTTCAAAAATGCTATCAGCTACTTTAGTTTTTGTTGATTCAATCTCTTGTGATAGCGCATAGAATGGGTCTGCGACAAATGAGTCTGCCATATTGCCCCCTTAGGCTACTGAAGTAGGTGTTGAAGTTTGGGTATTACCGTTAGCAGTGCCAGTATTAACGAAACGTTGGCTGGTTAATTGGCTTTGAAAAGCATTAACTGCACTGTTTACATTAGCTGATTGATAGGCAGTATTAAGACCGCCATATGCTAAGCCCAAATTTTGATAACCTAGTCCACCCGCAACTAATGCAGTATTGGTATTGATCAATGCTGTATTTAAGTTTTGAGTATTTAGAGCATTAACAAGACCGCGAGTGCGCTCAGCTTCTTCCATTGTTAGGCGCTGAGTTGCCATAGCAGTTTGACCAACAGCAGCATCTGTGCGAGATGCAGCTAGCATAGCTTGAAGCGTACCATTTGATGTTGCTTGCTTGAGATCAGCTAATGCTGAAGCGTCATGCAATGCGACTTGCATAGCGCGATTATTAATGTCATTTGTTTGTGCAACTTGAAGTTTGTAGTTTTCAAAAATGCTATCTGAGACTTTTGTCTTAGTAGCCTCTACTTCTCTTGAAAGAGCGTAGAATGGATCCATCACGAAACTTGTATAGTCAGCCATTTTATTTCCTTTTTATTATTGTTATTGAAATAATAAAGGCTGGTGCAGGGGGTTTCAGTCCGGCTACACCGCTCCTTTATGCTCTAGACACATTGCATGCCTAAAGACTAACGGTGTACGTCGCCGCTACCGATATGGGTGGATCCCATATTCCCTTCGAACCTCTTCTTGGGTTCGTTTTGCTTTGTACTACATTCTATATATACAAGATTTTATTTCACATGCACATTTTTTTAAAAATTATTTTAAGTCCATACTCTAAAATTTTCAAATTTGCATGGATTACTTTCATCATATGGTTTATAGAATAAACTATTTACATCTTTGTTTGGTGTCCAATTACAACCCACACTAGCTAAAGGTGCCCAATACATATCAGCAATCTCAAGAATTTGTTCAAATGGCATATATTCTGGTTCTATATATCCCATTTTTGGATTCTCTATCATCCAAACTATTGCTGCTAACATAGATCCTGCAACTTGAACTGATGTTGCACTTTCACCTGGAATTAATTTACGTGCATCATCAATACTCATTTGAGATCCATGCCACCAACAAAAATTATCACCAATTAATAATACACCTAATTCATCTATGCCAGAAATGATTTCTTCTTTAATTACACGATACTTATTTTGAAAGCCAAGTTCTTTTCCTCGCATTTCATGAATAGATGTTATTGCAGCATCGCAAGGTTGGTAAACATAATATACTGAAGGTCTAAATGATCCATCTTCTGTTTCAAAATATTGTGAAATAGTAATTGATTCAGAATGCTGTACACAAAATCCATTATATTGACCACCCATAGGCACCCAGGATTTCATTAAAACTGATACTCCCGGTTGATACAGGAATGCCCCAGTTGATTGCGTTTTTCCATTAAATGGATTCTTATCTTCATGCGTTCCCCAACCCATTTCTGCTGGAGCTCTACCTTCTGCCCAAAATCCTTCACATGACCAAGTATTTACAAACTCTCCTTTTTCTTTTGGCTCATCAATTATTTGCGTATCTCTTTCTGCAACATGGACTACTTTAACACCAAGTTTTTTCATAAGTTGTGCCCAACCTTCTCTGGTTGAAGGTGTTTTAACTTTCATACGTCTAAACTTTGCTATATCAAGTAGTGCACGTTTAGTTAAATGCGATACATAACCTGGATTTGCTCCATGTGCAACTACACATGTTGCAACATTTTTTCTTCCAGATACTTGTTTTCGTAAAACTTTATGTGTATGATATAAAGTTCTATCAGCAAGATTTGGTATATCTTCATCTTGATGGTCATCCCATCTTTCAAGTGAAGTATCAATTTGCATGACATCATTGTCCATGCACCAAACTAGTAGATCATTGCAATCTATATTTAAACTGCAATTTACAATGAGGCCGCCGGATCCAACATATTTTGGAAGTTCAGTTTTATAGTTTGTTTTAACTATATCTTTCTTAACATATTGTATGCCAGAATCTTTGTGTCTTTCATTAAAGATGTATTTATGATCATCTTTTTCTAACACAGTAATTAATGCTGGATTTACATCAATATGTCTTAGTATTAATGGTAAAATGGCCTGACCTACACTGCCATAACCAAGAATTAGTATTCTACCATTAAATGAGGCATACTTAGTATGTATGTCAACTTGTTCAATTAAAAAATCTTTAAATTTCTTCATATATACCCTTATTGTTTTTATTGTTTGGGTATTTTATATATACGACAAGAGGGCTTAAGCCCTCTTTTACCGGGTTTACATTATGAAATTAATCTGTATTACTTACAAAAATTTCATGTGGTACTTCAAATTCGAAAATTTGATTGATCCATTTATTAACAAATTCAACACAATCATCAGACTCAATAAACATTTGGTGCATTTGTTCTTCAAACATATATTGATCTGAACTGTTCATTTTATTTCCTTTGATCCAAAATCATTAAAATATTTCCAGCAGTTAGCAAAACAAAAATTACTGAATAATAAACATCAGATTTTGCTGTAAAAAATAAAAAGCAAATAGCGCAAATAATTGTAATTAGATATTGTGCATATATCATAGACCACCTACTCCAAATACAATATAGCTAAACAAAAAACCTGCAACAAAATATAGTGCTGCTGCTACAGCCTTATCACCATTACTCAATTCCATTCTCCTTTTTGTAATTATCTAGCCATGCACGTGCATAACTATAAGTAGTACTAGTATTGCCATGTTCAGAATGAATCACTTTACCAACTTGACGTTTTTTTGAATCAATTTTTGAATCAATTGGGTTACGATGTTCACCCCATTCAATTACATCCCATCTAGACCAACGGTCTGGATCTTCAAAAAGTTCAATTGTATATTTCATTTTTAGCCCTTAAAGCAAACTTCACCAAAACCAATCTTATCAACAAACTTACAGGCACCATCTTCACAAAGAATTACATCACCAACAGATACTGAATGCATTGGAGCCTTACGGGTAATACGTTCTTCAGGACCGATGTTACCAATTTGAAAGACGTCTTCAAAATCATTAGCTTCAACTTCAGCTACTTCTTTATAAAAGCTCTTCATCTTAGAAATGATTTCGGCATCGGGTTTAAACATAATTTCACAAACCTGATCTTGGATAAACGGATTATTCAATTCATTTTCGCTAAGATTGATTTGGTAGACGGAGAACTTCATTTCTTTTCTTTCCTTGTTGATTGACTGTAGGATAATTATATCTAATTAGTCAATTAATGTACATAGGTAAGATAAAAATATTTGGCCTGCCGAGAGGGAATTGAACCCCCAACCCCGAGCTTAGAAGGCTCGTGCTCTATCCGATTGAGCTATCGGCAGTTAACTTTGACGTAAGAGTCTAATAACCTCTTGCTTTTGTTGTTTACGTTGTGCTTTATTAGTCTTAGTATGGGCACCAGCTTTTCTAAGATGAGCATGCACAACAAGATAATTTCTTGGTTTAGTATTCATAATGATATTTTATACCAAAAAAGAATTTTTGTATAAATAATTAATGAAAAAATTTCTATTCAGTGTTCTTTTTTTATTGTGCGCTCCTTCCTATGCACAAACAGAGTACATTGAATCTTTAATTAAAGAAACTTATAGTCTTTATAATGGGACTGCACCATATAAAGAACCAATTATTAAGTTTGTAACTGACCAAGAAATTGATCAATTTGTTTGCGATGGTAAGTGCCCATTTAATGTTATTGGCATTTATATCAATGATGTGATTTATATGCGCAATAACTGGGATGCTGATAGTGACATCCAGGCATCATATTTTGTACATGAAATGGTTCACTTTCTTCAACATGAAAATAACAAGTTAACTGGTTCAGAAACTTGTGTAGAAAGACATACTTTAGAATTTGAAGCGTATAGAATACAAAATCTTTGGTTATTGAAAAGAAACAAGCAAATCCCATATATTTTGCTTTTAAGACTTACTGACTTATCTTCTCATTGTAATTAAAGTCCGGTTGCGCTACTAGCTTCGCACACAATCGATGGCGCCTCGTTGTGTGAACTCTGAAGAGCTTCACCTGCTTTCGTCCCTGGCATCTGCCTCGCACCCATTATACCGGAAGGTATGGGGCGTGTCCTTGACAGTAGTAACTACTATGGATATCACCTGTGGGGGAGGGCATTCCATTTCGTATCATACACTACTGTTTCGTCTCCTGAAGACTCGTCAGAAGGACTGTTATAGGTGCCAAGCCATTCCTTACCAGGGAACCACTTGACCGGGAGGTTACTCCGACCACGTCTAATAACGCTTAGACGAGAACGCTTAGAGTATTCGATCTCTAAGAATCGCTAGTCATATGGTGGATCTAGGCACCTGAGAGTTTTGGACACTATCTGGCCAATAGTGCTGTGATATAACACAAACTCACACCTCTCCTAAACCCAAGGAGACACGGGGGTTTTGGTCTCGGTGGCAGGGTTCGAACCTGCGACCTCCTGCTCCCAAAGCAGGCATTCTACCAGACTGAACTACACCGAGAAAACTATTAAACGTGGTACGAGTGGCGAGACTCGAACTCGCCACCAGCGGATTAAAAGTCCGTTGCGCTACCAACTGCGCCACACTCGCATATTTGGCTCCCCGACCTGGGCTCGAACCAGGGACACACGGATTAACAGTCCGTTGCTCTACCGACTGAGCTATCAGGGAATAATGGTTGCGGGTAATGGAATCGAACCACTCTGTATAGCTTATGAGACTATCGGCCAGCCACTGGCCCAACCCGCGATTAATTTATTAAAGAACATTTGGCGGAAGAGGGGGGAGTTGAACCCCCAAGGCGCTATTAACACTCAACTGTTTTCAAGACAGGTACCGTCGCCAATCGGTTTGCTCTTCCACACTTCCTAAATTATTACTTAAAATACTTTTGCAATTCTAGATTAATTTGAGTCATAGCAATTTGCCAACCTAGATGAGTATCCATATTAAATTTAACTTCACCTGGTTCGTTTTTTTGCATTTCTTCAAAAGTCTTTACAAGATCATTGAGCATAAGTCTACCAAAAATTTCTGCAAATTGTTCGGGATTACGAACTGTTACCTTTTCTGCAGATACTTTTAATTGATATAAACGCTTATTCATTTTATTTAGTGGTGGAGGCAAGGAGGATCGAACTCCTGACCTATGGCTTGCAAAGCCATCGCTCTCCCAGCTGAGCTATGCCCCCAAAAATTTTTAGTGAATCTTTGTTGAAAGTTGTGCATCAGCCCAGAGGCGCACGGCCTCGACCTCGGCGATGTATTCTTGATAGGATAACTCGTTACCCATATACTGACGATCGATGCGATCGAACCACTTCTCAACAATCACTTCAATTTGATGTTCACTCATCATTAATTCCTTTGTTGTTTATTTACTGTAGAATAATTATACAATCAATTATAATTAAAGTACACAACTTTATTGAATTTTTTCATGATCTTTAAGATACAAAATGCTAGATGATGATACATCAACAACTTCTGCGTCATTCATTAATACAATATTGCTATATCCTTCAGGTTCGCGTGAAAGATATTCATTAGTTTTTTCATACACTTTTAGTAGAGGTACAACTTTACCAATATGATTATGATACCACATAACTGAATTAGAACAACTTTTGATCAATAGTGCTTTCATAATATATTGCTTTATATAAAATGGTGCTGCCTGTCGGATTCGAACTGACGACCTACTGATTACAAATCAGTTGCTCTACCAACTGAGCTAAGGCAGCATTAAACTAAAAAACTTATTTATACATAAACTTTGGTGCCCGGGGCCGGAATCGAACCGGCATGCCTGATTAGGGCGACAGATTTTAAGTCTGTTGTGTCTACCTATTCCACCACGCGGGCTTAACTTAATCTTTTACTACAAAATTCTTATCGTTGGTTAAACTAATCCATCTAGAAAACTTCGAGTTAGGTGAAGGGTCACTTGCAGGGGCAATTAACACACCGGGTCCATTCAAAGAACATACAAAGTCTCTTTGTTCTAAAATTACAACATCGGTGGTAAGACCCTCGTGGATTCTGTTCTTACCTTTTTGTGAAATTGGTATAAGTTTCATATGTATTTTTGGTGGACCCAGCTGGGATCGAACCAGCAACCAAGGAATTATGAGTTCCACGCTCTACCATTAAGCTATAGGTCCGAAAATCTTAAACAGCTAAAGTCTTCTTCACAGTTCCATATGGAACGTTTAGCATGTAATCCAAATACTCATTATCACCGTTAGTGTTATGAGCTTCATGCAACCAATGAATGGCCATTTCCTTAGACTTAGCACCAAGGTGCATCATTGAAGCTAAAGTATTTTCAAACCTAACTACAGCTTCATCTTGAATTTCACGCTCGAGTTCAAGATTACGTTCAAAGGTATCACACATGCTATCCCATACTGATTGTTTCTGATCATCTGAAGCGGTGCTCCAATAAGTCCAAAAGTTTTCCTTTGGACGAAACCCGTATGCATCCTTATGTAGATCAGAAACGGTGTCTTCGCAGAATGTGTAGGTTGCTTGCATTTCTTTTCTATCTCTCTTAATTGACTGTAGAATCATTATATCAATATTGCTAATTAAAGTACACAGCTTTAATGATATTTTTAATCAACTTCGGTGCTTTGGTCTTTTACGTCTAACCATTTGCCAATAGGACAAGATGAATTAGAAAACTTTACTTTACCTGGCATAAAACAAGAGCAGATTGAACACAAATTAAGTGTATTAAGATGTTCACATTCTTTACAAATTGAATATCGTTGATCTGCAATTTGTTCAGGGGCTAGTATAGACATTATTTGTAATTAATTATTACTTTGTACTGAAGATAGTAACGCAAAAAGAGCCTTGTGCTGATCTCTTTCAGTTTTCAAATATTCTACTTCTTTCTTTAGTTTTTCATTTTCAGAAAGAAGTCGTTCGTATTGTAATCGATATTCTAATGGAGATAGTTCAGTCATTGTTAAACCATTTCAGCAGCTGCTTGGCGAAGTGTACGTCGAGTAGTCTCTTCTTCGATTGAAGCCATCAACTTAGTCATTTGCTCTTCAGTCAAATTAAAGTCCATAAAACCTAGAATCTTTCCAAGCACTAGTGCTCGACCAAGATCCTTGTCATGAAAAACTTTAACATAATTATCTACTGCTTCTGTAAACTGATCAAATACTGGATTCATCATGATATATTTCCTTGTTTATTGACTATAGGATAATTATATCAATAATGCTAATTAATGTACATAGGTTTGTTCATATTAGCTCCCACAGAATCCATCTTGATAATAACTAACCAATCGAACTGCTTCATCAGCGATCTCAAGTTGACGATTAAAAGCTTCTTGTTCCCAAGGAAGATTACGGTATTCCTTATAATTCTTAGGATTAAAGCTTTTAAAAACTTGATTATTCCAAACTGGTTGGTTACCGTCTTTGCTCAATCGGCCTTGATGATGTTGTTCAGCATGAACTAGTTCATGACTAAGGACTTCAAGTGTTTCTTCCCATTTACAAGAAAGTTCAACAACCTTTGATTCAGGCAAGTATCTTCCTGCAGTAGTTTTTTTACGAATAGGGCAAATGCGAACTGCTACATCTTCTGCAACGTCAAGTTGTTCCTTGATAGCATCGATATGTTTAAGAACAATTTCAACCATTGCTTCACTGTTTTCGGCATACTTCTTGCCGTACATGGCACCCATTGAAACCCACATGTTCTTTGCAACTTGAACATCAGTTTTGCGGATTGCTAAACGACCTGCTTTCATTGTATAACTCCTTAATCACTATAGAGTCATTATACAATGAAAGTAAATTAATGTACATACGTTAAAGCAAATTAATATCCTGCCATGCCACGTTGACGAGCATTAAAGATTTCTTGTTCACGCTGATTACGAAGATATTCAATTCTTCCACGGCAATAAGATTGAGCTAGTTGTGGGTCATATCGACCTTCATAATACAATTCATTGAAGCATGGGTTTGTAAACATTCCAGACTGATTGTGCCCTTGGTTATAGTTTAATCCATAACCCGGCGTTGATCCAGCGCGATAGCCAATTACTGCACCAAGTGCAGACATTGCCGCTTGTCCAGACCCAGAACCAAATTGACTACCAATTACACCGCCAATAACGGAACCAAATAATGGCGATAGATCATCTGCTAGCACTGGTGTAGAAGTTAAAGCAAGAAAACATGTAGCAATAATAGACTTTTTCATTTTTATTCCCAATCGAATATTACTCTAAAGAAACCTAGCTCTAGTAAAATAGCATCATCTTCAAAAAAGAACTCAACCCCAATAACAAACCCCTGAATTAATTCGAATCTAATATTCATAATTTTATCTTTAAATTTAAAATTTTGTTTATAATCGAATTTAGCTTATGAGGCTTTGGCCAATTACTTTTCGTGGACGACCCCGCTTCGGAGCAGTTGACACTGTTTTTTTTACTTCCTCCAAAGCGGTATCTACTTTTTTTGGTAATTCCTGCGGAGGAATAGTAATAAATCCATGCTCATAAACAAACTTGTGCGTAATATTATTGTATAACTTATCAATACATTGATCTTTTACTGCAAGCAAAAGCTTTGCTTCTGATGGATGAATGCTTTCCAATAATTGGATAAACAAATCTTCACGTCGTACTGCAGTTAAATCAGCTCGACAAAATACATACAATCGACGAAGTTCTTGTTTAAGAATTGCTGGAGACATTCCAATTGGGCCTGCATCTGGCTTATAAGGAGGATCTCCTTCAGGTAAAATAAACTTTTCTGCTGGGTCAAATGCATGCTTAAATAGTAGCTTTAAAGCTCCATCATCCTTATACTTGCTAATGCTTAAAGGATTATTATTAATCTCTTCAAGAATTTCTGGAAGATACTTATTTGCCATATTAAAAATCCTCTAATTCATTTAGCAACAATCGGCATTTGTTTTTAATGAGATAATTCATAATTGAATTCTTATCACCATTGATCTTTTTGTTTAGAAATTCATTTACAATAGAATTTTGAATTTCTTCTGGAATGAAATCAAAATTTACAAGAGTTTGATTACGATGCCAGTTTCTACGTTCAACATCATTTTGACAAGCATTAAAACCTTTTTCCAAAAACAAACTTAGTTTCTTTGTAGTTACGGAGGGGGCTTTGCCATATTGATCCTTATTTACAAAAAAATCATCTTCACAATAAATCGATGGAATACCATCTCCTGAATCACCACGAACAGTGTGTTCAATTACATATTCGACTGGATTGTCTTGCTTAATAAACTTCTTTTGCATTGGCGACCATTGCCGAACATTGTTATATTTTTGCAATTGGCCAAAATCATGGTCAGATGAAACAATAAGAATAGGTTTAGGATTTTCAATGATCCCTAATTGATCTAGATCATTAGTCTGTGACCATTTGGTGATCACTGCAATGATATCATCAGCCTCGCACTTATCAATATTAATAACTTTATATGGGAAGTATTTTTCTAAATCATCCTTAAGCAAAGATAGATTATCAAAAACCATTCCCCAATCTAAACCAGATTTTTCTCGTGCCTTAGCTCGGTTTGCTTTATAATGAGAATAAAAATCACGACGCCAATAATTTGGGCCGTCACACGCAATTACAATTTCTCCATATTCTTGACCGAACTTTTTACGATAAGACTTAATAGTAGATAGTACAGTATGCCGAATAATGTTTTCAGCATTCTTTGCATCACTATTATTTGTCTTTAGTTCATTTTGGAACATAAAGATATTTGATATTGCTACTTGCGAGTAGTCGATAATAATCATTTAAATGCTGCCACAATAATTATGTCTTGATTGATTCGACCATTTGGTGTTGATGGCTTTGAATTAATGGCTTTAAATGCAGCATTAAATGGGCGCTTACCAATTTGAGTCTTAAAGAATTCTTCCGGTTTACGCAAAGTCTTAGCCTCTGATGTTACCGTATCATAATTCAAAATAGTTGTTCCACGCACTGATAGTACAGGACCATTCTCACCTCGATATACAATCATCTTTCGAGTCTTAGTATTATATACCCAAACTTCATCAGCTTTAATGATTTCAGTTGGATTAATACTTTTAAGACTAAGTTCAGGAAACTCAAACATATACTTCATCTTTGAGACTAGAAGACCTGGAGCTTTTTCTTTTTTGGCTCGCGGTGCTCGATTAGCTTTAGCACGAACTACTTGTTGTGTACAATCAGACACAATACTTTCAATAAATGAAATAAACTTTTTCAGTTGTGCCTTACTAAAGTTTGAATAACCTTCAGTAAGTTGTTCATCTTTTTCTGCTAATGCATCATTAAGTTCGTCAATCATTGGAATATAAAATTCACCAATTTTCTTAGCTACTGCACCTGACACATTATTTTGTGCTAGAAATGCTTTAGTTGAAAAGTTTGAACTTTTATTAATAATAAACTCGTCAATCTCCGCATCAATTTCTGCAGCATGTAGCTTTGCTGATTCTAGAACACGATCTTGAATACTAATAACTGGAGCTTTTGACTTTTCTTCTACTTTGATTTCTTCTTGAATAAAAGTATACTTATTCTTGATTTCTTCAAGCTTAGTATCAATCAAAGCTAGATGTTTAAAATCTAGATATTGTTGTCGTTGAGCAAGCCGCATCAAAATAGAAATTTGATTGGTTTCCCAATCAGCCGCTTCAGAAAAAAACTTGACATATTGCGTCTTATTATTTTTCTTAAGGTATTCTAGACCATACTTAGTAAGAGTTCTAGGCTCTTCGTTTGAACGATACCAGTTCAAAGCACTCATGATATCAATATCATAATGATCTTGACGAATCAATGGTTCACCGACACCTTTATACGATTGCTGTGCCCGTTCAATTCGAGCAAGACGCTTTTCAGTATTAGACATTTGTATCCCAGTTATTTGTATTAATCACCATAGAATAATTATATCAAATTAGCCAATTAATGTACATACCTTTAAAACTATTGTTCAGTTTTTGTTTGGGTAATTTCTTGGTATAAAATGCCTAGTTGTTGGAATTCACGCGTCTCTTCATTGAAATTTTGCTTATGATAAATCCTTGCTAACTTATTGATAGTTTTCTTTGGAAGTTCAAATTCTTCAACAAGATTATTGACTACATCTTTAATAAAATCTTTTTCTGCTTCAACACGTGTAAAACTATTTGAAATTTCTTGCAACGCATCTAAAAATTTCTTACGATCGGTTACATTACTGATCATTATTATCCTTTTGCTTTTTTTCAATAGTCTTTGATGTTTTATTTTTACGAGTATTTTGCTTCTTTATTTTAACTTTAGTTTCTGGCGCAGAAGTTAAAATTTTAACCATACTATCAAATAGGTGTTGGTTATGCATTCATTTCTCCTATTCAATTACAAATTCAAATGATTTAAGTGAATCCCACCTAAATGATCTCCATTCTTGCTTTTCTAAATCAAAAACTCTACAGGACGCTTTAGAAGCATTGGAATTTGCTTCTTGCTTTTCGGTTCCTTCTTTATAACTTGAATTTGATTTTGGTTTCTTTTCAGCGGGGATGACGGATTCATTAAGAGTACACAGCATTCTTCTAATTGAACCGTCTTTTTTGGTGAATTCAAGTGAAATTTCCTTTTCTGTTTTCAATAGACTAATAATGTAATCATTACAGAATTGTTCAGATTCCATCAAGCATCCTTTTCAATAGGAGCCTTTCCTGATAGCATACGCTTTTTTGCTACAGCTTGATCTAATTCAAATGCAATAATAATCTTTTTAAACATTGCTTTATTATCACCATCACGCATATTTGATAGCATAATCTTAGCATCCTTAGACATCTTATAATTTGAATCAGGCTTCATTTAAACTCCTTTGCTTAACAAAAAAATTAACTAATTGTTCATAGCTAGCTTTAGTCATAAAAGACTCAACTTTACTAGAAACATCATTAAATACAACGTCATTTGATTCAATTACAACTAGAACCATATCTTCATTATTGTTAGAAGTTTCTACCGAAACCTTGAATTCTACATTGTCTTGTTTAATAACTAATTGATTATTCATATGATTAATCCTATGATATAGATTATTAGCAAACCGCCATTTACTACAATCATTGCATTATCTTTAATGCGTATAGACCAAATTAAATAGACTAGTGCGCCTAAATTTAAGACATAGATATTGTATGGATATAGATTCATACTAGTGCATAGCGCACCAATTAAAACTAAAATGGTACCAGCCCACTTTATTTTATCATTAAAAGATATATTTTTCATAGTAGGATTATACACTAATCAATAATTAATGTACAATACAATTACCAATCTGATAGGTTACCCTTAGATGATTCTAAAGTGCTAAGGCTTTTTGGTAAATTAGGAGAAAAATTTATACCAGTTTTAGCTTCAATCTCTTGAATTGTGGTAATGTATTTTACAGGATCATTACTATCTACTGGTTTATTTGGCACAATAAATGCTATTGACTTTTTACGATTATCATCAATAACAATTTTAAAGGTATAAGATGGAATGCTAACTGTACTCATTAGATTTGGCTTATCATCATAAATCGTTCCAGTAATAACATACAACTTTTTATTTTTATCTAATGAGGTTCTAACTAGTTCCTCAATTGACTTCCAAACTCCTCTATTAATATTTGGAAGCTGTGGTACCATATTTGAAAGTAAAAATGATTCAGACATAACATTTGCATCATATGCAAAATCACCAGCAGGAGCCATATGACCGCGATCATAACCACTAGCAGAATAATCTTTTAGTGTTGATCGATACTTTTCTGGGATATTTGTATCTTCTCTAAAATCATTTTTTCGTGATACTTTTTGTGCAGTAAACTTACTTATATCCAATAACTCTACGGCATAATCTAAAGTTTTATGTGTATAGTTATAATTTATTGCATAAGCAGTTTTACACATATATTGTCTATTAGATTCTACTTTTACCTTAGGTGCACCCCAAATTACAAATTGTGGGCAAGTATCATCAATATAATTTGCATAAGTTAAATTAGAAAAAAGTACTAATAAACAAAATAAGATTTTATTCATGGTGTAATTCTCCGTCCAAGTGAATCATAATAAACATTTTTTGATTGGAGTTCGTCTACTTCTTCACTTATAGTTTTTTGCTGTTCTAAATTAATTTCATCAATAGGTTCTTCTTCATCTTCTAAGATATCATCCCAAACTTGTTCATCGGAAATTTCATCTTCAAATGAAACCGGTGTAGTAGGATTAGTTTCTTTAAAAATATCTTTACTTGGAAATGCCTTTTGTTCTTTTAATGACCAATTAGCACCAATAAGCATTAATACTGCAAGAGGATCAAAGACAATAACAATCATTATAATTACAATTCTTACTGCTGATTCTAATAGATTTTGATCTATTGCATTTCCATATATTAGTGCAGCAATATACTTAATTGGTCCTACTTCCGCTTCAACTTTTCTTACTTGTGCTCTAAGCGGAGCATTACTTTCATTGATGTTATTAATTTCTTTTTGATTGGCTTCAATTTGCTTCTGTAAACTATTTCTTTCAGATTGCTGTGATTTCCGTATAAAAATTGATCTTTCCGCGCCCTTTTCCGAGTCACTGCGACCCATGACTTGATCTACCTGTTCATCAAGTTGTTTAAGAGCTTTACGGTTAGCATCAATATTTTCCTTTAATATTTTAATCTTTTCATCATAAACTGCTACTTTAGCTAGGACATCACCACTTATTAAAGATTGATCACTATGTGCTTTACTTAAAAAGCCAAAAATACCAAGGCTTGTTAGTGTCATAAGAATGACTACAGCAAAAACATAATATGATTTAAGTAATTTTGGAACACCATTCCAATTACGATATAACCAAGATGCAAGAACTAACTTAGCTACTTCTAAACTAGATCCCATAATCATAATTGGAATTGCTGCTGCAGAAAAGATTGTTACTAAACCAGCGATTGAATAGTATGCAGCACAAGCACTTAGTGCAATAGCTGAAGCAAACATTAAATATATCATATTAGTTTTATAGTTTTATATGATTTCTGTGAACTCTACATGATACAATAGCATTGTACCACTCGTTTGGTTTTTCTAATACTTCATTAAATAGTTGTAGCTTAGCTTCCAAATAAGAAGCTGTACCTTTGTTTTTACACAAATGTAATATTTCTCGTTTAAAGTTTTCTTTGCCTAATTTGGCAACATCTGCTTTTAATTCTTCAGAAGAAGACCAGTAATCTTTCCAATCAGATTCTTCTTTGATTTTTTTTCTTTTGCCTTTTAGTGTCTTTGTTTTAGTAAAGACAAATAACTTTTTACCTATATATTTTCTACCATCAATAAGATTAGTAATTTGATATACAAAAGAGGTATAGCCTTCCGGAATAGAATCTAGGTGTTGACCATTATGTTCCCACATTATTCATCATCCGCAAAATCTTCCTCTTCATAGATATCAGCAGCACAGACTGGACAACATACTAAATCTTCTAATCTAGTATTTTCGTCTTTTATAATTATTTTACCGCGAGTTCCACAATGCTCGCATTCAAAATACTTAGTGACCACTATTACCTCTTAATTTTAAGTTAAGAATAAAATTTTCAACAGTTAACTTAGTTATAACTGCTAACATAGTTAATTTTGAATTTTCATCATTTACATTTAAATGATTAATAACATTTAATGTGATTAAACGATATGCAGCATCTTCATCAATGTTTACCATCGCCCAATCAATTGGATCTTCAGTTTCAACTTCTTTTGCTAATTCAACTATTTGATTTATATATTCTTCTAAATAATTCATATTATGCCCATACGTCTTGCCAAGATCCATTTAATGCACCCTTTGCATAATCAGTAACTCTATTTTCAAAGAAGTTACCATGCACTGGCGCATTAATCATTTCCTCTACCCATGGGAGAGGATTTTTCTTCCGTTTGAAAATACCCTTCATACCCAAAGAAATCAATCTTCTATCAGCAATATATCGGATATATTCTTTTACTTCTTCTGGCTTTAGATTACGCATTTCTGTACCAGCAAATGATAGATCAATAAACTTATCTTCTAATTCTACCATTTTTTCTGCAATACTATAGATGTTTGCCTTTAGTTCATCATTCCAAATTTCAGGATTTTCTTTAACATATTCTTTAAATAGTTTAATCATTGATTCAGCGTGTTGAGTTTCATCAACAATACTCCATGTTACGATTTGTCCCATACCTTTCATTAAACCATTACGTGGGAAATTCAATAACATAATGAATGAACTAAATAGTTGCATCCCTTCAGTAAATGCACTAAATACTGCAATGTGTTCTGCAGTTGATTGCTTTGTTCCATTCTTTGATGAAATAGATGTAACAAAGTCATGCTTATCACGCATTTCCTTATACTCAAGGAATTCATTATATGTGCTTTCAGGCATGCCAAGAGTTTCAATCAAATGGCTATATGCTGCAATATGTAATGCTTCACGCGCAGCAAATCCAAGAAGCATCATTCGAACTTCTGGTTGGGGAAAATATGGAATATAATTATTTACATATCCACCAGCAACGTCAATATCGCCTTGAGTAAAGAAACGAAAAATATTAGTAAGAAATTGCTTTTCTTGCGCCGATAACTTCTTTTTCCAATCTTTAACATCTTCTGCCATTGGGACTTCAGTATGAAGCCAATGTGACTGCTCATGAGTTAACCAAGAGTTATATGCCCAAGGATAACTGAACGGCTTAAAGTAATTACGTTCATCGATAAGTTTTAATTTTTGCTTAACCATATACCCTCTTAATATTTACCGCATGTCTTCATCCAACCTTTGCCTTTATATTCGACAATTGGCGGTGAAGTAAAAGTTCTTTCTAATCCAAATACATTACATTTTGGGCATTGTGTTGGATGTGGATCCTTTATAGATTTATTAATTTCTACAAATTCGCCACATTGATTACATTTATAATCAAACAACATTATAACTTACCCTTCACAAGCCAAACAAACTTCATCATTACTAGCAAGTGCCTTTAAATCAATTTCTTGAATTACTTCACGTTCAATCTTTTTAGCAACTTTATCTGCCTTTGCAATTTTGTCTGAACGGCAATAATAAAGAGTCTTCAGTTTATTTTTCCAAGCCATAAAATGTACTGCATGGATATATTTAATATGACTGTCTGGCCTAAAGAATAGATTTACACTTTGAGCTTGATCAATGTATTCTTGGCGATCAGAAGCATGTTGAATAATCCAACGTTGATCAATTTCCATTGCAGTTTTAAAAACTTCTTTAGCATTTTCATCTAACCAATCTAAATGCTGTACTGATCCATCATTTGCAATGATAGAAGACCAAACTTCGTCATACCAACCGTCTTTCTTATCCTTAGCTTGTTCTTTAATGATCTTATCTAAATAACGATTTTTATTCATATAAGAACCAGATAAAGTATCTTGACGATATGCATTTGCGCGATATGGTTCAATACTTGGGCTAGTATTACCCATAATAATTGAACTTGATGCATTTGGCGCAATTGCTTGGCAATGTGAAAAACGTAAGCCTGTGCCAGCTGCATCTAGTGCTTCACCTCGTTCTGCACCTAGTTCTTTATTTGCCTGGTCAAGTTTAGTCTTTATATGAGAAAAAATATTTCGGTTTAAGCTTGTTGCTAGTGCTGATTCCCATGGGAGATTTTTCTTTTGTAATAAAGCATGCCATCCCAAAGCACCAACACCAATGCTACGCTCACGCATAGCAGAATACTTAGCACGAGAAATATGTTCTGAAGCATTATTAATAAAATACTCAAGAACATTGTCCAACATTTCTGCAACATCTCTAAGAAATAATTCATTATTTTTCCATTCATCATAATATTCTAGATTAAGAGAGGATAAACAACAAACAGCAGTTCTATTTTCGTCAGTAGGAAGTATTATTTCTGAACATAAGTTTGACTGATTAATTTTTAATCCACGATCCTTTAACCATTGTGGCATTTTACGATTTGACTCATCAATAAAATGCAAATATGGCTCACCAGTTGTCATACGAAGCTCAAGAATTTTTTGCCATAATTCTTTAGCAGAAACTGTTTCACGAACTTCATTAGAATGTGGATCAATTAATTCCCATGAATCATTATAATTTGGATCAATCATGCATTTTTCAATAATATCCATGAACTTATCAGAGATATTAATACCATGATGCATATTTAAAGTCCGGAGATTTTGATCACCGGTTGGCTTACGCATCTCTAAGAAAGGAATAATATCAGGATGATCAATGGAGAGATAAGCAGCGTAACTACCACGACGAGTACGACCTTGACGATACGCCAAAGAAGAAGCATCATAGATTTTAAGGTGTGGCATAACGCCAGTAGACTTATCGCCGGCAGACCTAATACCAAAACCAATACCCACACCACCACCGAGCATAGAAAGCCAATTAGTTTCTGATAAATTATCAACTAATCCCTCCGCTGTATCCTGGATGTAATTAAGGAAGCAAGAGATAGGAAGCCCGCGGCTAGAACGACCAAAAGAAAGAATGGGAGTAGAATAACTAAGCCAATGATTGCTAGAATATTCGTATAAACGCTGGGCGTGTTCTTGGTTAGAGCTAAAAGTCTTTGAGACATATGCAAACCTTTGTTGTGGGCTTGTTTCGCTATCAAGCATATAAGATTCTTTTAATCTCGTAATACCTAATTCATCAAATAATTCATCTCGTGAAAGATCAATATTAATACCTAAATATTCCATTTTTACCCCAATTTATTATTTATTCGTTTTTTCAACTACGAGACTTCTTAATAATGATGATGAAAATCTATGATCTCTTTTATTAAAATATAACTGAATTCCTCTCTTTTTACAGATATCTTTTCCTGTAAAATCCTTATTTCGATATTCATCACCTAAAATTCTAATATCAATATGAAACATTTGTAATATATCTTCTAAATCACTTTCAGTTTCATATACAATAATTTCATCAACATATTTTACTGCAGACAATTGAACTTGCCGTTCAACAATAGTTTGAACAGGTGAATTCTTTTCTTTTCTATCTACAGAAGGATCTGTTTGTAATCCACAAATTAAATAATCACATTGATCCTTTGCTTCACGTAACATTGCAATATGACCTGAATGTAAAAGATCAAATGTTGAACACGTAAATCCTACTTTCATAAACCACCATTAATAAAACGCTTAGACGTAGCAAGAGAAGATGCTATAGCCATGTGCATATCCAAATACGCATAAAGCCCAGTTCGGCCAATAAATTCCATATTTTTTGGCACCATTTCTCTGTACATCTTATATATATCTCGATTTTTATTTTCAAGGTCTTTTACTGGATAATATCTTTCCATATTATTATCAGTATAATCGCATGGTTCTTCATATGTAATTGTTGTCATACAATTATTAATACCATGGCCTGGAATATTTTTCCATTCAGTCATTCTAGTATAAGGACCATCGTGAGTAAAATTTACAGTTGCAGTTGGAAGAAGCTTTGGTGCTGGAATATTTACATGATGAAACTTAATAGAACGATAAGGTAATTCGCCATGACAAAAATCAAAATATTGATCAATTGGCATAGAATTAAAAATAAAGTCGTATTCATTTTCGATTGACTTATCAAAATTAGTATTTACATTAACATTAATATTTTCATGATCAAAAATCCTTTCAAAGATCTTTGTATACCCATCTTTTGGCATTAATTGATATTCATCATTTGGAAAATAATATTCATTGTAATCATCTCTAATAGGTACACGCTGAAGAATAGTTGGATCTAGTTCTTCAATGTCTTTATCCCACATCTTTTTTGTATATGGTCTAATAAAAATATCTACAACATTTTCTTCGCCAACAATTTCCTTAGTTTCTTTATTTACGGGAAGAGTTACATATCTACCATCATTAAGAATAGCTTTTACCTTATGCTTATAAGGTAACCATTCAGTAAATTTAGATAACCAATCTACAACGTCCTTATTATTGGTATGGAATAAATGTGGGCCATACTTATGAACACGAATGCCATATTCATTTTCAAAATCATAAGCATTACCGCCAATATGATCTCGCTTATCAATTACTGTAACAATATGGCCTACTTCTGCTAGTTCTCGTGCAATTACTGCACCAGAAAATCCAGCTCCAACAATTAGGATGTTAGACATGCATTCAACTCCTGTTTTTGAATGTCTTTATTTAGTGGATGGTTTTTATACAAAGCAACTTTTTGTTCACTTGCTAATTCTTCAAGCATAGAATCAGACATATTAGTGATATCAGATGCTTTAACATTTGCTAGTCGTTCATCATTATAATATAAAATCATTTCTTTTGGATCACCAATAAGAATTGATCTAGCATCTGCTACTTGCAATGGGCGAGCTCGCCACCACCCTGACCCAGCATGGAAATATCCTGGCATTAGGATGCCCCATTGCTGTGAATAAATGGTAACCATTACATCTTCAGTAACTCGATCTTGTCCATCTTTTCGTGAACCATATTGCTTTAGCGGCCAAGATGTCTTGTCAATTCCTTGATTCTTTAACCACTTCTTAGTCTTATCTTGTACTAGACCAGCAAAGTTAAATACTTTTTCTTTTTCTGGTGAATCATCAAAAATACTAGTTGTAGGTTGACGATTAAGATGATAAGGATTTGGATTATATGCAAATAGTAAATCCTTAGGATAATCAATTAATAGTGAAAGATCTCCGCCACTAAATGCTGAAATTAGCATTCGATTAGTTTTTGATTCAATCTTTTCAATAGACGAAACAAGTACATCCTGATATGAGTCAATATTTTCAGGAATATTTTGATGTCCATCTTTAACGTATTCTCTAAATAATTTTGATGGATCTTTTAGTGTCAATAGACCATCATAAATTGAATCTACTTGCCAATCGTCAAACGCAAGAACAGCATTTGGCTTTTTATGAATAGCCCATAGTGCATTATAAACAAACCCAGCAAATCCCGATGGATTATGAATAAACACAATTACTTCATCAAATTCTTCAAGAGATTCACCAATTACAACTGCTCGTTGTGTTACGGTATGTCCCATATCTTCAAGACAACGAATAAGTGAATAGTGTGATGGTACTACTTGAAGTTGTTGCTGAAGATAAAAATCTTTAGTACATTGATTTTTATTCATTCCTGTAATTAGAATATTCATATGCACCTCATAAAAAAACATTATAATATGATGTAAATTTAAAGTAAATTTCTTTTTAGCTCAGCATCATAAGCAGATTTACACATATCATCAATATTATACATTGGAACAAGACCATCAAATTGATTATCAATTGCAAGATATGCTGGATCTCCAGTACGCCTATCATGTTCTAAAACATCAAAATTAACTTTAGTAACCCGTTTCATAGTATCTATTACTTGCCTTACAGAGTATCCATTTCCAGACCCAATACATTCATATTTAGTGTTCTTTGGGCCATTAGATACTGCATATTCAATAGCTTTAGCTAAATCAACTACGTGAATATAATCCCTAATGCAAGTTCCATCAATTGTGTCATAATCTGTACCATAAATATACATCTTATCACGTTTACCTGCAGCACATTCAGCAGCAATTCTAATTAAATGAGTAGAAGGACCCCATTGTGTATTTTCACCGTCAGATCCAGCAACATTGAAAAAACGAAAAATAGTATAATTTTTTGAAAATTGCCTGATAATTTCTTCTGCCGCAATTTTTGATCTTGCATATGGCGATTGTGGATCAAATGCTCCAGCTGTTGATGCAAAAATAATATGACTATCCTTAATATTATTAAGAATATTTACAGTTCCATTTAGATTAGTATTGTAATATGAAAATGGATCTTTGGTAGATTCTTCAACAGAAATTAATCCTGCTAAATGTACAACTGCATCATACTTATCAAGTAAAGTAATATAATTAACATTTGAATCAATATACTTAGTAATATACTTTGAAATATTATTTTGGTTATTATTAATATCTAAACCATGTACTTCGTGGCCAGCATCATATAAAACTTTACAAGTATGCGAACCAATATAACCAGTTGCGCCAGTAACTAAAACCTTCATAATATTCTCCAAAAATATATGCTAACCTATTTAGCACTATTTTTTATTAATTTTTTCTGCCCAGTTTACAATTACCCAATCTCGTATACAGCGCTTAATGCAAATTTTATTTGCTTTACCAATTTTATGCATCTGTTCAGACCAACTAGGAAAATATTCCTTAATGATATCATCATCAGAATAAATCAATGTTTTTTGTTCACTTGATCCATCTAATGGTCTTACAATTTTCCAATATCTCATATATTTACCTAATAAAGTTTGTAATTAATGGAAAAATTTTAGCAATTTCTTTTGCACAATCAGTAGCTACTTCTCGATGCTCTTTTTGTGTTTCAATGCTTGTGCGAATTTCAATGTAATGTACCCAAGACCTAAGAGTACCAGACATATACATTTTCGAAACTGTATTGCCTTCAGGTAGTACACATCGAGCTTGTTCTTTTGCAATACCATTTGTAACTGCCCAAGTATAAGCTTCTTTAGCTTGACGGATTACTTGTTGTTGCTTTTCTTGCCACAGCTGCATGAGTTCTTTATCATTTGTTTCTAAAGAATTTTGTCGATTTTTTTGATCTTGAAGGCGAGCTTCACGAGTAACAAAGTCTAAATCTTTAGTTGGATCAGAATATCTTTGACTAAATTCATTAAATGAAAATGAGCGATGACGTAAAATTTGTCGTGCAATATCTCTAGTTGTTGTAATTTCTAAACATGCAGATGTTAATTCTAATGGTGACCAATGTTTATGTCTAATAAGATAGTCAATTAATTTTTTTGAGGTTTCAGTATTATATTGGTTTGATGGATTTGAAACACGAGCGCAAAATGCAATCAATTCCTGAACATCTGTAATACCAGAATTCAGCATTTCACTAGATGGTTGACTATAACTAATTAATTTAACTTGCACACTTCCTCCATTGATTAAATTTAACTTGAGCAGTTAGACCTTGATATGTATGCTGATCAATAATTTCTTTAATTTCATTTGTGCTTTTACCAGATAAAATCATTTCATTAATATCTTTTTCTTTGATTTCATCTGGCCAAATACATACTGAATAACCGATATCAATATATTTTTGTAATTGCTTCATTACTTCATTGTTTCTTGGTTCATTATCAACTATGATTGTTGCAACATCAACCATCCCGCGAACAATAGGAGTATCAAAACTTGATCCAGTGACAGCAATGGCATTAGGCAAGAATAAAGAATCGATCGGGCCTTCAACAACATACACTCGGTTTTTTGTGTCAATTCGTTCAAGACCATAGATTTTTTCCTTTTCTTCATCTAATTTAATTGTATAGTATTTTGGTGTTTCATTACCAAATGCTCTAGCTTGAAAAGCAAACACCTTACCTTCTTCAGTAAAAAATGGAATGATTAATCTTGGATGATCATCATTTTCATTAATAAATGTATTTTTTACAGAATTGGTAAACTGTTTAAACTTTGGAACAAAATATAATCTATCCCATTTGCTCTTAGGAATTTTTCTTTTAATTACATATGATAATGCTGGATGCGTAATAGGAAGATCATTGATATTCTGTGCATTCGCAAGAATATTATCTACATTTAGCTTTTTGGGAGGAGGTGATAGAAGTTCTTGGGCAATTTCTGGATTGCTTGAAACTTTTTCTTTATATACTTCAACAGTATATTCTGAGTGAAGAGTAGGATCTACTCTTTTTAAAAGATTGGCTAGACTACAAGATAGGCCACAGTTATGGCATTTATAGATTAGTCCGCCTTTATGAAGGAGAACATACCCACGAGCTTTGCGCGGATCCTTCTTAGAATCACCACAAATTGGACATGAAAAGTTCCAATAATTTTGATTCTTTTGTTTAAAATTTCTTAAACGAAATGATAAAAGACCAACGTACTTTGTATCAACCCATAACATATACAATCCTCCATATGGAGAATTATATATTATCTAGCGATTAAAGTACAATACTTTACAAAACTAGTTTTAAAGATGAGAAGTTACCAGTTATAAAACCAATTGTTATACCAGCACCAAGTAATACCCATCTCCATTTTTCTAATGCACTTATTCTATCAGACATTTTTTCTATTTGGCCTTCAATGTCTTCTTGTATTTTATTGTGCTGTTCAGTTGATGCAATACTAGATTGCTTTAGGCGGAGTTCAACTGTTTGTTCAATTTGATCAATTTTTTCACAAATTTCTCGTGATACTGTTGTTATACGAGAATGTAATTCTTTAATATCATCAAGAGATCTTTCATTTGTCTTTTCTAGCGTATTGATTCTTTCATCATGTACGGCTAAAAGCTTACTGATATTATTGCTTACTTCAGTTAATTTTTCAATTGAAAAATCTATTCTTGCCACAACAGTTTCCAGTACCTTAATTTGTGATTCAATGCTCATGTTGCATTTCCTATATTTTACTAATTCCTATAACACTTCAATAATTATCGCGTCTTGAAGAATATAGTATTATTTGAAATAATTGCTTCCGTAAAATTACTTAATGTAGTTTCAAATTTATCGATTAAATTCAAAATTGATGACTCTACTATTAGTAAATAGAAAGCATGAGCATCTAAATAAATTAATTATTATGTAAATAATTTATTCATATATTTAAGGCTAGCATAATAAAATTAGTTGCAATTAATACGCAACTTAAATTTATTTATAGTAATAGCAAAATCACTATAATATTGGCTTATTTCTTTTAACTAAAGAAATCACGCCGGTGTTCTTTTTCTTATATTTTTCAATATCTGATTTTGATGGAACGGCAATATCCGTAGAAACATTTGCACCAGTAACATTTGCTGGTGTGCCATCCTCATGTAATTGATCTAAAAATTTATTGACTTCAATTTCTTCTTCTACTAAAGTAACACGATCTAAATCATCGAGTAGTTTAATAAAATCTTCTTGAAATACATTAGTCTTATTTACATATGACTCTTTTACTAACCATAAAGCAGCAATCAAATTTTTAGTTTTTGATTCACCGCCTGGAAGTTTATTCAGAATCTTTTTAATATTAAATACTAAACGATTTAAATACGTATATGCGTCACGTTCCTGTGACGTCTTAAGTTTAGACGTCTTAATTAAATTATTACCATTCTTATCAATAATGCCTAATTTATAAGCATCAGTTTCTTCAAATGGCATAACAATCATAGATAAAATTCTATATGCTATAAGATTATCAATAATTCTAGTCATCAAATATTCCTTAATACTTGTATTATTGTTTCGTCTAATTTAATATCAGATAAAATTATCTTATATTCTGGGATAGTTTCTGGCATTCGTTGAAGATAGACCAAAAATGTTGTTAAAGAATCCCAACAATCTTGATCTATCTTCATATATAACATTTTAGTAGCAGCATCACCAAAAATATTATAAAGAATAATAATATGATTAAGTATCAATCTTTCACGAAGATCACCAGTAGTTTTATATCTATTAAAAAGCTTCTTTAAATATAAAAATCGTCGTAAATCTTCTTGAAATTCCTCAATTTCAGTACATTGAGTATTATCATAATTATTCATTGCAAAGACAACAAAATTGTCTTCAGTTAACAAACTATCCATATCAACCTAAATTAATTATATATTATGCATCCGCAACAACTGCATCATCATTAGCATCACCGGTCATATTGTTTAATGCAACTAATACTTCTGACTTATTACGAGTATTACCTTGGGCATCGGTATATGTTGTATACTTTACCCAACCTGGTGTCTTAATACCCTTAGCACGATTAGAAGCAACTTCGGCTTCAGAAAGGCTTACACCATATACTGAATCCTTTTCTGTACCTTTAAGATTCTTTGGCTTACCAGCAGCATTATCTACGTTTGTCCATAAACTCATTTTAATTCTCCTATTAGGTTTTAATTATTAGTGGCGAGCGCCTGACTTAGAACCCTTTGGTCTACCACGCCCACGCTTTACTTCAGGTTCAGTTGGTTTTGTTGGTTTTGTTCCTTCTTCACCTTCATGATCATCATGTTGAAGTGACCCACCATAATGTGCACCTTTTACCATTTGATTTGATGATTTAGCTTTTTCTGCTGGTTTATAATCAGGATCCCAACCATGCATAGATGCTCTTTTTACTGCCATTCTATCGCGCATATCATCAATCTTTCCTTCTTCTAACCATTCCATAAATTGACTAAATGAAATAGTACCATTTTGTTCTACTTCTTCATATGCCAACTTTTTAGTGGCAGTGTCAATACCCTTAAGTCTCTTATCAATATGCTTTGCCATTATTTCTTTGTTGCTCTGATATTTTAGCATTCCTTGTGTAATACCCGAACGAGCAATATCTACAGCAGCTTTATTAACATAACTGTGCATTGTTGATTTGTCTAGTTCATTTAGTTCAGTTTCTTCATTTACAAAGTGTGAACGGGCAACCGCGGTTGGTGTAGAAACATGCTTCTTTGCAAGATGAATTGTATCACCGTCACGACGAGCATGAACCGTAGCATTGGTTTCATCAGTAAATGAAGTCTTTTCGCCATCCTTAAGCTTAGCAATTGCTTCTTGGTGCTCAGGGTGAAGTGGATATGAATGTGACTTACCATGATGAACTGTAATCATCTTACCCCAAGAATAATTCCGCTTACTAACATTAATCATTTCATTTAGTTCAGTTTCTTCCTTAACACCTGGAGAAACTTCTTTCCAACCTTCTTCGGATGGATAATTACCAATATTCTTACGTGGTATAGTTACGCGCTGATTAGTCTTTGAATGAACCATTATTGCATGATCTGTCATCTTTTGACCTGGAACTGGAGCAACTGGTGCCTTTTCATCTAGTTCAACTTCTTCGTCAACTGAACGGCGTGCAAGTTTGTGCGCTGCCTGTATAATGCCACCGGCTCGCTTTCTCTCTTTCTTTTGAAGATGTTCTGCATCAGAAAGTTTTCCTTGCATTGCTGCTGCGCCAGCGTGATAGGCAGAATCTCTTGCTACTTGTTGTGATTTACTAATGTATCTAGTCAAAGTTGAAGACTTCAATTCATCAATTTGTTCAACTTCTTCATTTGCCATCTTATCACGCATTTGTAATGCTGAAGATCTAGTAAGACCTTTCATTCTTTTATCATAAAGCTTTTGAGCAAAATCTTTGTATTCACCACTTTGAGCATGGCTTGCTAGCTTTGGTAGTTCTTTCTTTACTGCACTTTGATAGCTCTTATGGGTTTCAGCTGAAATTTCATCAATTTGCTCAGCTTCTTCTTTAACCTTTTTCTTTTCATTACGTGATGCCCAAACTGCTTTACGTTGAGCATGACTAACATAATCTTCAGCAACCTTTTTAGTTTCCTTGGTTGTGCATTTTTGATCAGCTTCTTCAACATGCTTACCTGCTCTTAAAGCAGCAAAGTCAGCTGCATCAAGCTTATTTGGATCACCAGCTAACTTAGCAATCTTCTTTTGCTGTAAAGAAAGCTCTTGAGATTCCTTTAATGAAGTAAAGTTTTCACCAATTAATTCAGCATATTTGTTAATTTTGTTTTCCATCTTACTCTCCGTTTTATCTTAGCAATCCCAGGCCTTTCTAGACCAATAATTTGCACTAGCTTTATTATTTAAATTTCCTTGGCCAGAAGATCTAGCACAATATGATTTCTTTCTTGCTGGATTATTCTTTTTAATTGACATATTTGGATCGCCAAATTCAACTTTTTTAACTTTACCATCTCCATCAGCAACATAAACTTTTGACTTTTTTACGTCGCCTTTCATTGGTTTATTTAAAGTTACTTTTCTACCTTTATACATTGCTTCTTCTAATTCAGCATTATTAAGTTCTTTAATTGAAGAAAATGTTTCACCCATTAAATCAGCATATGCACTAATTCTATCGATTGAAACTTCTTCATCAACGGGGCCTTCCCCATCATTTGTTCTCATTACTCTTTTAGGTGATCTACGTGTTCTTGTTTTTCCATCAGCATCAACCCAAACACTATACTTATAGTCTGATGTTGATGCATCTTCAGGTAATTCTTGGTCTTCTTTCATTGGTTTCTTTTTCTGCTCGGGATCAACCTCATCAGCAATGCTAATTTTACCCATTTGTTGCGCATCTTGCTCTGAACAAGAACACTTCTTTTGTTCTTCAATAAAGTTTTGCCAAGCAGAAAAAGTATAAACCATTTTTATTCCTATCTCTTTGATGATGCCTTTAGCATCCAACCGTGTTTTCTATGCTTATCCATACGGTCAGCAGCAAAATTTGCTAAACCTTGCTCTTTAGCTGCAGTAGCTAAATCAAATACTTTACTAAGACTTTGTAATGTTTCTTCATTATCTTTAATCAAATTAGATAGCATTTCTTCTACAGTTATAACTCTAACTGAATCTTCTAATATTGTCTTATAGTTATAAAGCTCATTAAGACTAATTGGAGCATATGCTCCTAGCTTACGAAGATTTTCAGCTAAAGGATCTATTGTATTATATAGATCAGTATAGATATCACCAAAAAATTTATGATATTCAGAAAAGTCTCTATCTTCCACATTCCAATGATATGAATGTGTTTTAAAATACATAGTAAATGTATTTGCTAATGCTATTCTTACTGCTGCAATTAATTGATCCATTTTATTACCTCTTTTTATTGTTGTTATTGTTAAGGTTTTTTCGTATAACCATGATGTGACAAACGATTCGCTTCAATATTACGAACCTTTGGTGCAAGTTTCATTGCGAGACGATTAATTGTTGTTTTGCTTCTTTCAACAATTTTTTCTAATCTTTCTTTTTCTCCAATAGATAACTTGCTCAAATCTTTTTTAGCTATTCTCTTTTTCAATAAGTTAATAGCCAATCTTCTAGCACGCTTATTAATAGTAGATGAATCTGAATGGCGCTTAAGAGCTAACATTACTTTTCTTTCTCTTTTAGCCTTTGTCTTTGCAAATCTAATTTTTGCTTTAATACGCTCCATACGTGAAAGTACTTCCATAATAACTTGTGATTCTTCTTTAAGATCTTCTTCAACCTCTTCACCAGTATCATCAATAATTGCTAATTCATGATCATTGTATGCATCAATGATATCATCAATATCATTAACAGTATCTGCTAATTTATTTAATTCAGTTTCTGAAACATTATCTAAATGATCAGTTTCTTCTGTCTCTTCACCAAAGAATGCGTCAAACTTTTTGCTTTGTGTTTCAGCTGGAAGTTTATCTTCTTTTGGCTTATATTGCTTTTTAACTTCGATATCTTTTTCTTCTGAGCGATAAGCAATTTTTCTACGGCGTAAATTATCATCTGAATCTACATTCATAGTATGACCAGGCTTAGTATGCTCATCATCTTGATTTTCTAAAGTTTCATCTGCAATTTCTGCGGCTGGAACATTAGTAGCTTTTAAATTATGCTGTTCTTTAATGTCGCCTTTATTCATTTTTAAAAGCTTTTGAAAATCACTATATCTAAGAACATCCTTTGCTGCATTATAGGTTGAGTTTTTATCAATAGTAACTCTTGAGTCTATTTTATTTTTAGTATCATCTTCTTTTACTGGAACACAATTTGGCACAGTTCTACCATTTTTTTCTTTAGTACCAATTGCTTCATAACCTTTCCAGCAAGCCTTTTCTAGACCTTCTTTAATTGTATGTGGAACTAGATTAGTATCATATTCAATATGGACTTCATTTGCAAGTGTAAGCATGCGCTTAAGCATTTCAATTGAATCTTTATTCAATGTTTTTGACTTAACTTTTCTTAGTGCAGAGTTAATTATTTGGGCTGGGTTAGACATCTGTTCAGCAGTGTCTAACCCTAAGAATGACGCAATTATCCGTGCGACCTTTAATGCATCAGATTGCTTAATGGTCTTTGTTGATAATTCTTCGTTCATTTCTTCCTCGTTTGTAATTTTAAATGTATTCCAATATTCTTTATGATATGAAAATTCATTTAATCTGTTTAATGATTCTTTTGCTTTTTCGTGTGCTTCTTTTACTAATTCAGGGTCTGCATCAAAATCCATATATGTATCTGTTGCTTTTATAGCCATTAATACTGACATAGGATCTTGTTGGCCATGTCTTTCTATAGTACCAAGAAGTGCTTCTATTGCTTCATCTAAAAGAATATTTTTAGGATTATATCCTTTGAATACTAAACTTGTTTCTTCAACAATAGATTCATTTATATGATCTATGATTTCACAATCCTGAATCCATTTTTTTGAAATTTCACCAGATTCATTTACTACAGTAATATAATTAGTGCCACGAGAAATAATTTCAAATTTTTGATTATTGCTACTAATAATATCACCAACTAAGAAAATCTCTTCTTTAAAATATTTTTCTCTTAATTCATCTATAGTAAATTTAATTTGTTCTTTTACTGTATCTAAACCCATCCCATGACGAATTTCATTCATCATAAGCTTTGCATCAATCTCACGCATAGATTGAGGTACACCACGCTTAAAGGTAGAATAATCACCTTTGGCAGCAGCTGCACGCATTTTAGTAGCAGACATACCAGATGCATCATCTGAATCTGGGTCTCGTTCACCTGCTGATATTACTTGTATTGAATCAAATTGAAAGTTTTTACCATTATATTTATTCAATAATGTATTAAATTCCTGAACTCTATCTGAGCCGGCAATCATTATAATATTATTATACTTTTTATTTAATTCTTTTGCTGCTTCAAGAAATGATCTTTGTTGATCATTTGCAGCAATAAAATTAATATTAGGAAACATTAATTTAAGATAATGTAATTTCCTATCAACTGGTAAAGGATTCTTTTTCTTATCAACAGTACGTGAAACGTATACTATATGATCTGCTTTATTACTTGAGGCAACTTTTTTAATTACCTTTAATAATAATTCATGACCAATAGTTGGGGGTGAAAAGCGGCCAAATGCAAAAACTACTGTTTTTGCTGGTAATGATTCTAGAAGATTACGATAGTTAATCATGCAAACATCTTAACGAATTTAATCCATTCTTCTTTTGTGCCACCTTGTTGTTCAACGCCAGCTCTAGTATTTAAAGCACGAACAAGAGTACGAAGGTTTGCTGATTTTTCAGCAATTTTACGACTACGAAGAACATCAACTACTTCTGCTCTATCTTTAGAGCTGAGTGGATGATTTACATCAAGAGGAATTTTATCTGCAATTTTAATCATAAAATCATAAATTTCTTCATTTGTTGGATCAACATTAATAACATAACCACGAGTGCGAAGGGCACCATCAGGATCTAGCTTATTCAATGCTAGGTTACTAATGAAAATAATTTTGCCAGTGAACTCAAAATAGCGTGGTAGTGTATCTGAATCTTCATCATCTTCATCATAATCAGCAGGATCTACGAAATTTTTACCACCTTTCATCCAAGAAATCTTACGAATTTTCTTAGTATCAGAAGCAGCTTTAAACAAATTGCGGCCTTCCTGATCAGCTAAAGCAGAATCAGAATCATCAAATAAAACAATATCTTTACGATGGTTATAAAGAATACGATAGATACCAACTGGAGTAGCAGAACCGGTGATTTTAAAATAACCTTCGCCATCAGATTTACCGGCGCCATGAAGCATATCTTCTACGTTTTGTGTTTTACCTGTACCTCCACGGCCACCAATAAAAAGTGCATTAGTTGCATTTGCCATTAAAAGGCGCATACCTGTACGAAGAGAATCAAGTTGCTCTTCATAAGACATACGTTCAATATCCTCTTGGCTTGCACCAGGAACTTCAATTTTTTCTGGAGATCCGGTAGAAACAGAATATCCAATAACACCCTTTTCACCAAGTATTTCTGCTACTACTCGTTGAATATTAATTTTTTCAGCATTATCTTTTGAAATTATATATGCTCCACCCATTCCAGCACGTTCAAATAATTCTGGATAAAGCTTTTTAATAGCATCCTTTACTTCATCCCATTTTGGGCCGAATCTTTTTTTTCCACCTTCAGTTTGTTGTTGGCGAAATTGCATACCCATTTTTAAAGCATGCACTGTATTAGAAACAGTTTTTGTAATATCAGCTGTAGTAAATGTGCGGGAACTTGTAAATGTAATTTCGTTTAATACTGTATTTTTACTTTCAGTTTGTTCTTGCATATAAACATCATGTTGTATATCAACTTTACCTAAAATAAAGTCACGAACAAATGGAAGTACTGTTGCTAATGATTGATCATGTTCAAATTTAATATGATGACTTGGGTTTGGTTGTGGCATTTTTGAGCCATCCCAATAATCAGCAGAAACAATTGATGTTGATCCACCATTTAATGACCAATTTAAACGAAATGCTTGAGCTCTACCAGTTTTTAGGTATATGCGAATACCTACCGCGCGAGCACCGCGGCTAGTAAATATTTCAGGATGTGGGTAAAAATATACTGAATTTGCACCCAAATATTTGCTTAAGTATTTTTTAATTAAACCTTGAGCTTTTGGGAAATCACTTGAAGAAATGGCCTCAATAAGGTATTCTTCATTTAAGAAGTTTTTAAATTGTTTCATGTTAGATCCATCTATAAAATGTAATACAGTTATTTATATATTTTTAATTTTATCTTTCCCAACCCTTCACTATATCTGAACTAAAATTGGCTTTAGAAAACGTCATTCTATCAACAAGTTTAACTGCATTACCTTGTTTGTCAATTGCAACAAACCCTTCTGGTGCAGTTATCTTAAACCCATTTTGAGTTTTAAGAAATGTTGAAATATGACTTGCTTTATTCATTTTATCAATAATCATATGTTTTGCTTTATCAAGCAAATTTACAAGATCATAAATCTTAACAATATGACTCTTATCATGACTCTTAAAAAATTGTAATAATCTATCACGTTTAATTATTGCAGATTGTTTACCCTTTTCAGTCTTCATGTTATTAATTTTTTCTTCAAATTTATCCCAAATATAATGGAATAAACCTGCAACATGCGCATGAGTATCAGTAATCTCTTCCCCAGCACGAACTTTTGAATTATTATAGGTCTTAACCATAACTAAAAGATCAGGATCATTCTTAATAGCATTTAGTGCCGCAGCATCAATTTGACTAAATAATGTTCCTGCTTGAGAAAGGATTGCAGTAACCTCATCTGTTTCTTGTTTTGTAAATGTTGCAGTACCTGAATAATCTTGATATGTAGCATCAATCATCCAAACTGAACGTGTTTGGTTTAACTTATCAGTAATATTTTTACCAAACGATGCTTTCATATTCTCAAAAGAAGAACCAGAATATGTAGTATGCCAAACAACACCAATTTGTGCGGCTTTAATTGTTCTAGCTAAATCAGTAGCATCTGGGACAGAATAAACAATTGTATTTGGATGAAATGTTACGTATCGCTTACCATTAATCATTTCTAATTTAATAGTATCATGTGTAAACATAATATCACCTTGGTAAATACCCGAAGTAATACCAAGTTTTTTAAATTCTTTTAGGGCAATTGACATTTTATGATTTAGATCACCAGGACCAATATCACGATCAATATCTTCTTGTGTCTTATATACTATTGGATCTTTATTAAAAACACCTTTCTTTGCAACAAAGAATTTACCATCTCTTGGATCTATACCAGCAAAAACTGCAGGTGCACCATCCCATTTTACTGTTGCTGTAACAGAGGATAATGAATTACCAGCAAGCATATCGCGAAGATCACGAAGAAATAAAATTGCCTTTCGTGTACCATCTACGCCTTCATTAAATGGCAAATCACTTAAATGTTCCATATGAACATTTTTTTCTTCAGTAAGAAATGATTTAAGTGTTTTCATTATG